CGGTAGATCGTTTCTCATATAGCTCCAAAAAATCAACGTTTAATGCTTTGGCTACTTCTTCGAGTCTACCGATTGTTGGATTTCCATTTAAAGACTTAGATAACCCCACTTCCGTTATATTAATCCTATCAGCAATATCTTTTAGCATTATTCCTTGCTCCTTGCAAATTTCTTTTATTCTAAGGTTCATAATTATACAAATTAGATAATTGCAAATATATGTAAAATTATATTTAAAGTATAATTAAATATTTTAAATATACAAATCGTATAAAAATTAACATAATTTTAACATTTTAGCTATTGTTTTAAATTATACAAAACGTATATTTGCAATATAAAATTAAACAATTAGTATAATTATTAAATATAACGATATGAAAAATACAGCAAAAACAAGCACAAGCCTATTAAAGAAATATATTCTTGAAAAATATGGCATGAAAGTAAATCTTAAAAGTGATCGATATTCTGGCGGTAGTAGCTTAAATGTAAGTTATGAACTTGGCTTATGTACTGATGTATTAGATGCAGAGCTTTCGAGGCTAGAGAGAGGTAATTTTAATGGCTATACAGACATGTATGAGTATAAAGATGTTGCCGAAAGAGGTATTAATCTTAATGGGGTTGATTTATGCATGTATTCTTATGTTTTCGTACGTCGTGAGGTAAGCGATAGAGTTAAATTAATGATTGGGCAGGCATTTTACGCGTCTTTTAAATTTTCTGATGTTGAGGTGCCTGAGACAATAGAAGACCTTCGTAAAAGTGATCAATTATTTCTTGATAAGTTAGGTGTATGGTCAAGATCTGAATACCTGCATAGATTTATCTATAAAATGAATTTTTTGACCACTGTAGAGAGCGATATTGTAAGAGTATGGTTCGACGCTAATCAAAGCCTAAATAACTATGATAAGCCTTTAAAAATGTTTTATGAGCTTTCTAACGGGCAAATTTATGATACTACACAAACCAAAGTTGAAACCGAATTGAAAAGTATCGCCAGAGAAAAAACTATAAACTTAAATGGGGTAAAGCTGGTAGATTACTCAGAAAAAGCCGTTGCGGTTATTGGCAATACATTCGAGATTAAAGATCAGTTAAAAGAATTAGGCGGCCGTTTTAATAAATTTTTGACAGTAGAAGGCCAGAAGGTTGCCGGTTGGATTTTTTCAAAGGGTAAGAGCGATGAAGTTGCTGATTTACTAATTAATTACTCAGAACAATAAATATTCTCATTATGAAAACTTTCAGAACACAAGTATTTAAGCAAGCATACGAAATTATGCGAAATACGGGCAAATCGTTTGCCGTATGCTTATCGAAAGCTTGGCAGCTGTATAACCTGTCAAAAAAGATGAAAAGCGGTATAGTGACGTTTTATTACGAAAAAATAGATGGTACACTACGCAAGGCAATAGGCACCCTGAATTATCAAAATTATCAATTAAAGCCCGAAAGGCAACCCAACCCAAAAGTATTTAATTATTACGATGTAGATGCCGACGATTTTCGAGCATTTAGAGTTGAAAACCTAATAAAAATCAATTAATATGTACAGAAAAGAATATAAAAGAGACCTTAGCGGTAATATTGAAGCTAAGTTAAAAACAAAAAACGGTAATGCACGAGCATTAGTTTTTAAGTCAAAAGACCCAGAAAGCTCATTTCTTCAAATTAAGATGCTCAATAACCGAGATATCAAAAAGCTGAAAGAGATCATCGAAGAATTTGAAAAAGATAGTGGGTTATCATCTGCTTTCAAAAAATTTCGAGATATCGAAAATGAACGTAGATTAATGACTTCTGAAGAATATCAGGCGAAATATGATGAAATAATTGCCGAATCGAGCAAAGAAGAGCTTGTACAAGCTGCAAAAGAGGCTGAAAATACGCTTCGATCATTCGAACGTAAGATAATCAATGCTGTTTTTATCAAATACGGCCTAAAAGCTCAAAAAACCGATTATTTGCCTGCTAAATACGTGATATTATTAAAAGATCTGGGTTTACGATAATGTAAACCCTTTAAGGCAAATAAAAAGCTAATATAAATATATTAAAAAGCAAATAATTTATTATATTTGTATGTAGTTATGATAGAGGCAAAAACAATTCAAAAATATAGAGGTAAATCATTGTCAGCATTGATTGAATTAGCTCAAAAGCTTGTTAATGCTTATATCAGAAAAAGAGACCAGGTAAATGATCGAGGCGATTTTGTTTGTATTTCATGTCAAGCACTTAAGCCAAAAGAGCAGTGTAATGCCGGGCATTATTTCAGCCGGGGTAATTACGGGTCAGTTAGGTTTGATTTAGATAATATACATAGCCAATGCATAAAATGCAATATGCACTTAAGTGGCAATCTGATACCATACCGCGAAAATCTGATCAAAAAAATAGGTCAAGAACGATTTGATCAGCTCGAAATGATGAGCAAATTAAAAAACTTCAAACACGACCGTTTCGTATTGATAGATATAATCGAACGGTTTAAAAAATATTAATATGGCTAAAAAGACCAAAGAAGCGAAAAACGAACTGTATTTAGTATTAACTAAAGAATGGTTTGATAAAATACTTTCAGGCGAAAAAAAAGAAGAATATCGCGATTTTACAGATTTTTATATTACCAGGTTGGGGGTAATTGATAAAGAAGGTGATCTGGTCGACACGAAGAAATACGATACTATTCGTTTTCAACTTGGTTACGCACCAGAGGCCCCGAAAATGATCGTAAAATGCGAAGATGTAATAATTGAACACGACGAAGACGCAGGTGACGTATTGACATCTGAAAATTGCAATTTCGTTATTGTTCTGGGTGAAATTCTCGAAAAAATTAATTGTTAATATGATATAACCAATAAAACTTAAAGCAATGGCAGAGAGTAGTAATAAACGATCTAGATCAACAGTCGGATCTAGGGCAATAGCAAGAGGCACTGGGCCTAGGTTCAGAGTCAGAAGTGTACAGTCCAGAGCAAGAGCATTTAGAACATTAGGTCGTAGATTTTAATTTAAATTCAAAGCAATGGCAGAATCAAGTGTAAAAAGAGACCGTAGAGCTGTAGGTGCAGTTCAAAGAAGTCTTAGAAGAAGTGCGGGGGCAAGGCCAAGAGTTCGTATTAGAACAAGACAATAATGAACTTATTGACTCCTACAATGAACAGCATTAAAACCTTATCTGAAAAAACAGATAGGGTTTTGCTGTTTCATTCTGCAGCTGGCAAAGATAGTATTGCACTTCTTGAAATGCTTTCGCCACATTTTAAGTTTATTCAGTGTGTTTTTTTATATATGGTTAAAGACCTAGATCATATCAATAGGTACATCAAATGGGCAGAAAAACGCTACCCAAATTGTCAATTTATACAAACACCTCATTACGCATATTATAACCTCAAAAAACATGGTTTTTATGGTGCTGAGCAGGTAGGATATTCAGACTGGACTTTATCAAAGATTGCTGACAAGGTTGTTGAAGAAACCGGCATAGAGTGGCAGGTATACGGCTTTAAAATGGCTGATAGTATGAATCGTCGTTTGATGCTTCGTAGTTATGATGATGAAATCACAAATGAGAAAACAAAGAAGATATATCCGCTTTCTCTTTGGAAAAACAAAGAAGTTTTAGCATATATCGAAAAACAGAGGCTAATAAAGCCTTTACAATACTCAAAGCTGGGTAATGCTAAAAGTCAAGGAACAGCTATTGATGATATCGGCTTTCTAATGTGGTGTAAAAACAATGCTCCGGAAGACTTGACGAAGATTATTGCCGAGTTTCCAGATGCTGAACGAATAATTTTTGAATATGAGTACAAAAAACAAGGTTAAACAATCTGAGACACGTATAATTTGGCGTAGTCAGATAATTCCGGCTCCATATAATCCAAGAAATATTTCCGTCGATGCCAGAAAGGGGCTTAAGGCTAATATTAAGAAAAACGGAATTATTGGAGGGATGGTATGGAATGAACAAACTTCTCACCTGGTTTCCGGGCATCAGAAATTAGACATTGCTGATGAAATTAATAACTACAATCCAGTAACGAAGGAGAATGATTACGAAATTAAAGTTGAGGTAGTAGATGTGGACCTGAAGACAGAGAAAGAATTAAATATTTTCTTCAACTCAAAAAGCGTACAGGGGGAAATGGACTATGCTAAGTTAGCATTAATGATTCCGGATATAGATATTGACATTGCCGGACTTGATGATGTTGATATGTCTTTCATAGAAATGGAAATGCCGGAACCTGTAGAAGTTGACGTTCCAGTGTTTGAACCACAAGCAACTAAGAAAGAAAAGTCAATTACACAAGAGTTGGACAATTCCGTATCAACACCAGAGGCTAGTATTTCGGAAATGGAACGTGAAGAACTCGAAGAGAAATCGAGACAGGAAAAGATTGACGCTGTAAAAAAGGTAAAAGAACAGGTAAAACAGGGAGCTGTATATGAAGGTGATCCATATTTCACTATTTCATTTGATTCCTATGAGAACAAAGTGTTTTTCTTAGAACAATTCGGTATCAGTGCCGACGTAAAAATAATAAAAGGAGAAGAGCTTGCAGAAAAGATCAACAATATGTGATAAGGAAACATACGATTCCGAAGGAGCTGCCAGACGTGTTATAGAGAAATGTAAACACACTAGCAGCCGGAGCCGCATTCCTAAGAGAACATATTACTGTAAGATCTGCAAAGGCTACCATGTTACAAGCCAGAAAACAAAATCAAAATTTTATTAGAATGAAAATATACAGGAGAAAACCAGAGTTAGTAGAAGTAATGGAATTTACAACTAACAACGAAGCCGGAAGCCCGACAATGGATGCTATTGTTAATTGGGCGAATCAAGGACAAATAAAAGTTCAAGCCTGGCATAACGGTACATGTATTTATGTAGAGACACCAGAAGGACAGAAAAGAGCTGATGTAGGAGACTTTATCATTAAGAATGCTAATGGAGAGTTTTATCCTCTTAAACCGGAAGAATTTGAAAAGATGTATGAGATTGATGGAAAAGGAGGAATGGGATTTATTGGAGATCCTGAGTTATTAGGAGTTGGAATTATTGGTAAAGAATTCTACAAACAAGAATTAGAACACCCGAGTAAATTTCAACAGCGATTAAAAGAATTACAAGATAACCCGGACAAAATGCAATCACATTTCCCAAAGAAACCACTAATTACTCCACCTAACTTAAAAAAATAATAATTATGACACCAAAGAATTTTCCGCAAGCAAATGTAATGTACGGTGAAGGTCAACCAGAATACAAACCATTACCAGTATATAAATCAGAAGATGGCCAAGCAATAAGCTGCTGGGAATTTACTGACGAAGAGATAGAGAAGATAAAGGAAACGAAATGTCTTTACCTTTCTATGATGACATTTGGACAGCCTTTACAGCCTGTTTATCTAACTGTAGATAAGGAGGAATTAGGACTGTAATAATTAATAATATTTAATATGGCTAATGTAGATTCATATACAGACGATGAGCTAAAGGAAGCTCTGATTAAATCTAATGGGCAACCAACAGTGGCCGCAAAGATGTTGGATGTTACATATATTTCTGTATATGGTCGAATCAGGAGAAATCCTGATTTGTTAGACATTCAGAAGTCAGCAAGGCAGAAGACCTTCCAAGACCTACATAATTTCCAGATAGGAGCTGTATTAGGGGGAACTATGAAGACTCCCGAATTTGACGAAGAAGGAAGTATTAAAAAAGACGAAGATGGCAAAGTAGTTTATTATGATGCGGTGGTTGGTGTTAATACTCGAATGGAGTATGCAAGTAGGCTTATGACTTTGTTTAAGTCAGACGAAGGTATAAAGGATGAAATGTTATTGGAAACAAAACAAACTGTTGATTATTCCAAACTTTCCGATGATACAATAAGAGATTTATTAAATGCAGAATCCTCCGAAAATATCGATTGATTATTTGCGTCTTAAAACAATTGCTTTTAAGAAAGGGATTTTTGATTTCATAACTACCCATAATGGGGAAAGACATGAAAAGCAAGAGCAGGCGTTATTTATTTTAACTGATACTGAAACTAGAGAGTTTTGTTATGGTGGAGCTGCAGGTGGAGCGAAATCATGGACCGGTGCATCCTGGCTTTTATTTATGTGCTTATTATATCCAAATACTAAATGGTTTATAGGTAGAGAAGAGCTAAAGCGTATCCGTAGTTCTACATTAATAACCTTTCAAAAGGTTTGCAAGGAATACAAAGTACCTTCAAATGAGTGGAATTACAATGGCCAAGATAACTACATTCAATTTAAAAATGGCTCCCGTATTGACATGCTTGACCTCCGTCATAAACCAAGTGATCCATTATATGAAAGATTCGGTTCATTAGAATATACCGGAGGTTGGATTGAAGAAGGTGGAGAGATAAACTTTGGTGCATTTGATGTTTTAAATACCCGTATCGGAAGGCACTTGAACAAGGAACTAGGATTGGCTCCTAAAATGTTTGTCACTTGCAACCCGAAAAAGAATTGGATGTATTCTCACTTTTATAAGCCGTATAAAGAGGAATTACTAAAGCCAATACAGAAGTTTTTACAAGCATTCGTTCAGGATAATCCATTTATTGATAAGCTCTATATTGAACAGCTCCAGAATACTAAAGACAAAGCAAAGAAAGAAAGATTACTAAACGGCAACTGGGAATATGATGATAATCCATATAAGCTATGTGTCTATGACAAGATTCTTGACTTATTCCGGAATGATCACCTAACAAATAAACCTCAGAAATACATAACAGCCGATGTTGCCCGATTCGGTTCCGACTTAGCTGTTATTGGTGTATGGGACGACTGGGAACTTATAGAGGTTCATGAGTTTGAAATAAGTAAGACAACGGAAATACAGAATTGTATCAAGGCCTTACAAAAGAAGTATTATATACCGAAGAGTAATTGTATTGCTGATGCCGACGGAGTAGGTGGAGGAGTTGTAGATAATCTTGATATCATAGGTTTCTATAATAACGGCAGGCCATTCGATGAAGATTTGGGCGATGAAAAAGATACTCCGAAATATAAAAATGCTCAGACACAGTTATTAGTATACCTGGCTGAGAACATTATCAATAAGAATCTAATGTTTATTTCTGCTGAATTATCGGAAGAGCAAAAGGAAAGAATAAAAGAGGAACTAGACACCATAGAGCAGGACCCGAATTATGACGTGATAACCTTAGTAAATAAAGCAACAATTAAAGAAAACATAGGAAGGTCTCCGGATTACCGAGATATGATATTAATGAGAGCATATTTTGACTTTAACAAACCAGTAAACAATAACCTGAAGCGCATTGCTTCCCTAATATAATAACCATGGCACAAGAATTAACAATAGATCAAAAAATGGAGCGTTTCAAAAAAAGAAAGACTCCTTTGCCTGATATTGAAAAGTATAATAAAGAGTTTGATCCTAAAAAGCATAAAGTTTGTGTAGATAAACTCAATTATCCAGATAAGGAAATTGAAGAAACGGTAATAGATGAGAATGGAAAAGAAAGTACTAAGAAAAGAATGGTCCCGGTTATTAGATCTGGATTAGCTTATCAAAAGAAGGTTACTTTTATAGCTACTTCTTTCCTATTTGGAAATGAAGTTCAGTATACTAATAATATTGAGGATACGACTTTATTTGATGTGCATGGAAAGGTTATCACTAAGAATGATGTTAAGTTTGTTGACAGGGAAATATCTGATTCGGTAGGAAGATGGACGGAATGTGCAGAATTATGGTATGCTGTTCCAGGTGATAATGATGACTATGGCTTTAACTCTATGTTTAAGTTAAAAGTAAAGCTTCTAACCCCAGAAGAATATAAACTATATCCTGTATTTGATTTAAACGCTAATCTCGCAAGCTTTGGCCGTGAGTTTACTATAAAAAACGATGATCAAGAAATACAAATTTTCGAAGTTTATACCGATTCTGAGATAATCACCTTTAGAAATGAAGGTAACGGATGGACAGAAGAAAGAGCTGTTAACCCTATTGGCAAGATCCCAATTGTTTACTATTATAACAAAGAGGTTGAATGGGAAGACGTACAATCTACAATTGAAGCTCTGGAAGATTCTTGCTATGATATCCGTGTTTCTAATAAGAATTTCAATTCACCTATTCTTACCTTGGAGGGAGAAGTTACCGGCTCATTTGTGAAAAATAACGGAGGCAAAGTACTCCAAATGTCAGAAGGTGCAAAGGCTGCATTCGTTGCGCCCCCTCAGGCTAACGAGAATCAGAGTTCAGAGATTGAAAACTTAAAGAATAACATTCACAGCTTTACATATACTCCTGATTTCTCATTTGATAATGTGATAAGCATGGCCAATGTTATCGCTTCCGGAAATGCAGATACTGTATTTGTAGAGCCGCATCTAAAGGTAATGAGAAAAACTACCTTATATGTTCCGGCATTAAGAAGAAGAGCGTCTATTATTAAAGAATTCTTACAGGCCTTCAATGTGAAGTTCCGAAACTTGAAATTAGATGTTACCGCTAACATTAGACCTTATGTAGTTAAAAACGAAATGGAGTTTTACACTAAGCTTATGGAGCTATCTGGTAATAATCAGCTTTACTCATCTAAATATGCCAGAGAGAAGGCCGGCATTAAGGACCCGGATAAAATGGCAGAGCAAATTAAAGAAGAACAAGAACAAAGAGCAGCAACAGAAATGTTATGATTACTCCAACATTAATACAATTAGGTGACTGGGTAATCCTCAGGCATGATCCTGATCAGTACAAAAGACTGGTTGTAGGTGTAGTGAAAAGAATTAACGGAGCCAGAGAACTTATTTTGGCCTGTGGTAGCGAAAGGGAAGTATCTGCAGTACCAGAAGAATGTGAAAAAATACAACCATGAAAAAGTATGGCATTTTAAAATCCGGTAAAAAGAATCTGAAACCTAAATGTATTAAACCTAAAAATAAAAGACGATGAAATTTAATATTCCAAAGATTATTTTATATACAATGGTAGCAACAATTGTATTTTCTTTAGGTAGAACGTTTGGATATGTTCAATGTAGAGACAAATACAAAAAAGACTATGAATTTCAGTCATTGCAAATTGAAAGCTTACATGTAGAGGCTAAGAAGCTTAAAAAAACTTATGACAGTATTAAAAATTCACCTTGTTACAAAAAAAAAATAAAACCCAGTGATGAACAACTTTAATTTCTACAAATTCCTTGTTGACAATGGCTACGAAAAAGAAGTTTTCCGAGAAAAGAACGGAAAGACATTCTGTACCAACTATCAAAAGGAACTTTCAGAACATACATGGAACAGTTTAACAATAAATGCTGACAAAACTTTTACTGCAGCTTCACCGGCTAACGGAATTGAGTATATAAACCACCCACAGCCAACAGATCAGGAAGAAGCAGAAAAGATATTGTTTAAGATTGAGCAAGCGTAATGAAGAATCACGACGATTTACACCGGAAACGGATAAATAAGTACTTATTGGCTATCGATAGACTATTTGATGAGCTTTTATTGTCGTGTTCCTCTATAATTGTTCGCCTTAAACTTAAAGATGAGTTGTTTCAGTTCCGAAAATACCCATCCGTCATAAAAGATGTAGATAAGTACCTGGTAAATTATCGTGATAACCTGCTAAATTCTATAAGGACCTACACGGAATATGAGTGGGATTTCGCAAATGCTAAAGTAGATGAGATTTTAAAAGCTCGGTTAGGTTCCGTAAAAGGTAAGATTACACCGAAGATATATGAAACAGAGATCCGGAAGATTGCAAACCAGTCTCACAATCAAAAAGCACTTGAAGCATTTCAGAATAGAAAAGCAGGTAAATTCACCGTTTCAGAAAGAGTGTGGAATATTTCACAGCAGGCAAAAGAAAACATCGAGTTAGCCATAGAAGTAGCTTTTAAAGAAGGCATGTCAGCTCAAGAGTTGGCAAGAGCAATAAAATCAAACTTGAATAACCCTGATAAGTTATTTCGTAGAGTAAGAGACAAGCACGGGAACTTAGTTTTATCTAAAAATGCTCAGAGCTATCATCCGGGTCAAGGAGTTTATAGGTCCGCACATAAAAATGCACTTAGATTATCAGTTGATATAATTAATGGAGGTTATAGAAAGTCTGAGCAAATTCGAATCAAGGCAAATAACGATGTTGTAGGGCAGAAAATACATCTTTCTCCTTCTCACAAACATTATGACATGTGTGATGAGTTAGAGGGTTTATACCCAAAGGATTTTGATTGGAGCAAATGGCACGTTGGATGTAAGTGCTTCCGTACAATGATTATGAAGTCAGAGACCGAATTTATAAAAGAACTAAATGCCGGGCAGAACCTCCCTCCAGAATCCTCAGAAAACTATGTTGGTGATGTTCCAGATAATTTCGTACAATGGCATAAAGATAATGCTGACAAGATGAAAAACTGGAAACGAAAGCCTGACTTTATAGCTGATAATAAGAAGTTTTTGTAAATTTGAGCAATGGAACTTTACCCAGAAGAAATAAAAGAATACAACCGCCTCACTAAGGGAATGGAATTTACCTTCATGGCTTTGACCGTGGATTTCCTGACTCATTGTGAGAATGTTATTTTTGGTTATGAAGAGCCAGAACTACCTTATTTCTGCTTTCACCTATATACAGACGTATACCTAAAGCATATCTATGAAAGGCTAACTACTACCCTTGAATATGTTTATTCAGAAGTAGATCCAAAATTCAACAACCTCCGGAACAACCTTTCTAACCTTCTTATATTACTTCGTGAACCAAAAGCCAGGATTCAGGATAAAAAATACCAGCAATCAAATATAGATTACTGGCATAAATTAGTTAAGAATGATGTAAATTTAAAGCTTCATTCAGCATTTAGAAAGTATGCAAAATAAAAGCCCGAAATTAATCGGGCTTTGTTTTATGCGCTTTGCAGCTTTTTAATTGAGTGATGTATGAATGCCCTACCTTTTTCAGTCCATACGGTCTGCATACTTGTCTGTGTTTTGCCTTCTGTATCGGTGTATGTATGCGTCTTGGTCTTGGTAAAGCCTTTGTTTTGATAAACGTGATATAATAGCCATGTACCACTTTGTTTATACTGTATCTTCATATCTGATAGTTTTCGATTAAGCGTTATAGCACTCATGCCTAATTCTTTTGCTATCTGATTGGTATTGTAAACGCTTTCAGACTGTAGAACCTCGTTAAAATACTCAACCTTTGGCGCTTGTTTACGAAGTTCGATAGATTGCAGTTCTATACGCTCGGCTTGATTTGCTGCAAGTTTTAAGGCTTCTGCGAAAGTTTGCGGTAAAGTAAAACCGCCAGTCTTTAATTTCTTCTCACACTCAATAAAATACCTTCTTGCCTGTTTACCCTTTTCAGACCTTTGAAGCATTGAAATTTCTTTTGCGCAATCTATAGTTAGAGCGTAATCGGTAAGTGTCTGATTTGCAAGGGTGTTAAAAAACTTACACCCTTGATAATCAACGTTTTCAGTAAAACCGTACTGTAACATTCTTTCAAACCAAACTGAGAAGCGCTCTGTAAGTTCTAAGAACTTATGTAGTTCACGAGCAGACACGGCGGATTGACCGCCGTTGTCTTGTATTTTTATTAATTCGTTCATATTATGATGCTTTTTTTACTGTGTAATAATCTTTGATGAATTTTAACCATGAGTAATAAATAACCTCGGCTAATTCATTTACGGTTCTTATTTCGTGTGGTTCACATGTTGTATTATAAAATATATCTGTAAGTTCACCACATAAAGCTTCATCTACAATGTCCATAAGCGCAAATGCGTTATCTATACCGTTGTATACACCTTGTAGAGAATGATCAGTTTCATTTGGTGCAAAGGCATTTAAAACCGTATGTATACCATCATAAATACGATCGTGAAAAAGATGATCAGCAATAATGTTTATAACCGCTTGTTCTTTGGCTGTTGATACTAAATTTTTCATTTTATATTTTTTTTTATTGTTAATTAATTTTTACTTGTATTTTTTAAAAGCTGCATTCTTAAACGAAACCTAACTATCGAAAATTCGTCTATGGCAGAATCTAGCTTAATACTGGGTTTTGAATCAAAATTGCTTAGCTCATTGATAAGAATTAAATTATTTTCTAAGAATTCTATTTTAGAGATATACCCCAGACTGAGAAGCTGTTTATTTTTCTCATGTATTTCACGTATAGCGTCTAAGCTTACAGATGTATGTTCTTTAGTTAATATTGAATTTTTCATATTGATGTTATTTTTTAAGCTTGTTAATCATTGATAATAATTTTGTGTTGTGGTTTTTACTACACTTATATAAGGTTGCTTTCATTTTGTTCTGAAAGGCTTCATTTTTAGTAATATCTTTCATCTTTATTATTTATTTAGTCAAGTGTTACGATACACTCGCAGATAGTTTTTAATGTTGTGTACTTGCTAACTGCGTACTCGTAATGTTTTGCCATCATTTCTGCTACTGCTTTCTCACTATTACACTTTAATAATTTAGCTTCAACTTTGTTTCTTAGAGTTGTCATATCGTTTTGTTTTTGTTTAACTGTTATTTAAATAATCTTATACAAATTTAAATGAGAGTTAAATAATTAGCAAATTAAAAATGTTAAAATTTTGTTAAATGTTTAACTAGTGGTTAAATAATATGGTTTGTAATTAAATTTCATTTAAATTTGCATCTGTATACATTTATAAAAACATGATTAAACTAAGAGTTAAAGAATTACTAAAGGAGAAAGGAATTTCACAGAAAGAATTAGCGGAAAGACTTAATATGACAGAAACAGGATTATCAATTTCAATAAATGAAAACGGGAATCCTCCTTTAAAAAGATTAGAGGAGATTGCGAATGCTTTAAATGTGGATTTTCTAGAACTATTTATTAAAAATCAAAATGAAAATATTCCCATTTATAAAAAAGAGGACGGAAAGGATATTATAGTAGGTTTTTTAAAAAAAGATTAGAATTTTACGGGAAACCGTTTTTATATATGAATCAAAACATTTATTTTCACTGAAAATTTTATAATATGAGAAAAATATTTACAGTTTTATCCCTTTCAGCTATTACAATGGGAACAATATTCACATCTTGCTCTTCTTCCGGTAATAGAGACGAGCAGGTGCAGGAAAAACAAGACTTCACGAATGCTAATTATATTAAAAACTTAATGGTTGGGAAATGGAATATCAGTGCATATAAAGTTAGTTCAGGATGGTATGCAGCTACTGATAAAAATTCAACCGCATATTTTATTTTTAAATCCGATGGAACCTATCAAAGAAAGCCATATAGTCTGAATTCAATGAACGATTTTAATGAATCGGGAACTTATCAGATTACACCTGCAACATCTACAACAAACGCCTCTATTAAAACATCATATACTTTAAATGGAAGGAATGATTCAGATACATTTGTATTGCAGAACTACGAAAACGGAGAAGTAACCGTATCATATATAACCCAGACTGGTAGCAATAACGAGAAATATAAAAAAGACTAAAAAAACCGCTATTAAGCGGTTTTTTTAGTCTTACCTGTAAGTTAGGTTTGAAAATGTCTTTCCGTTTTCAGACATGATGTAGTTTTGCTGATTTTTGTAAAGAGGTTGGATGATAGAGTCATGTGTTACGAATGCATAGCAATTCTTTGTATCGCTATCACCCTCTGGATCTAAATCAGCAAAGTGTCTCTTTTCAAAATAATGCTCAAAAACTCTTTTGAACTCTTCGTAATTACTTTCACGATCAATAACGGTGTAGCCGTCTCCGATTACTTTGTTCATTTCAATTCTTTCTCCTGAAATTCTTCTTAGTACAAACATTGGTGTATATATGTATTTATGGTGCCTACTCTTTAGATTTTCGGCTTACTCTCTATTATTTAACCATTCCAAAGTCTTTCCAGTATCAAAACATAGCTTTCTACCTGACTTATATTTTTTATGTTTCTCATAGCCTCCAAATACAAGCTCGCGTACTCCAGATAAGTCATGTATTAAAAGCCTGTGAACTTTGTTCTTGTCCATTCCTGATACCTCGCAGAATTGAGCCATATCTATAAATGGTTTTTCGACTTTATTCTTCAAGTGAGCCAGATTCAATATTTCTAAAACTGTCAAATCAGCGCATCGTTTTTTCAGGAAATCATTCATAAAAACAAAATGGTATTAATTCTGTTCAAAAATACTAAAAAGCAATTAAAAAGCAAATAAAAAGCAATTAAAAATATAATAGTCAAAGTAAATTTGTTACGACAGAAATAATTAACAATCAATTCGTAATAAACAATGTTTGACAAAATCTTAGCACAGCTTAAAACTAAATACAAGGATTTAGGGTTAAGCGAGACAATTTTGAAAGGAATCGCTAACAAATTAGCGAGGTCGGTCGAAAAAGAAGAGGATATTGAAACTGCCGTTGCAGGGGTTGAAGATGATTTGAAAATATTCCAATCATTAGCAGACCAAAACCGAACGTTAGCTTCCAAAGTAGCTGAATTAGAAAAAGGCAAAGCACCGGACCCAAATCCAACACCTGAGCCAACTCCTAATCCAGAGCCACCAAAGCCAACGGGCGGTGAAGATGTTCCAGAATGGGCGAAAACTCTGACTGAAAAGCTTGATAAACAAGCTGAATACATTACTGGACTACAAACTGAAAAGGTCAACAAAACCAATGCAGAAAAACTAGTTTCAAAACTCAAAGAATTAGGAGTAAACGAATCATTTTACGGTCTTCATGTTCAAGGGAAAACCTTTGAGAAAGATGACGAAATAGATGCATTTGCTACTACTGTGAAAGAAGCAGAGGATAAGTACCTGCAAGACACAAGCAATGAAAAGCTAAAGTCTAAAGATGTTCCTCTATTCGGTCAAACACCTAAAGAAGGAGAAATCTCTCCTGATGTTGCGAATTACATCAAAAACAAGTACAACAATGAAACAAATAACTAAATCAGGACCATCAGGGTTCCAGAAAGTTGTGTTTGATGAAATCACAGCTCATTATCCAGGTGGAGTACATGTAGATAAGACTTCTGCATCTACAAGATTTACTGACGGTGTTTTGCCTGCGGGAACTGTTTTGGTTCCGGGTGATGAATGGAAGTTCAATGTAATTAATGAAGCTCTTACAGAAGCTAATCTGGCTGGAGCAATCGGCTTAACTACTCATGATATCGTTATTGATGATTTTCCATTGGTAGCTGTAGCTATTGCAGCCACATTCAGGGCGGAAGCTCTTCCAGACCTTGAACAAGCCGGTGTTGCATTAATTAAAAAAGCACTTCCAAGACTCACTTCTTGGTAATCAGGGTAAAAACTAATAACCACTAAAAACTTAACCAATGGCAGATCAAGTAAAAATAAATGCTAATAATGTAGTCCCTGAATTCAAGGAAGCGGATTGGAAAGCGATTATCGATGCCTATCCATTAGGAGAATTGCATTACCGTGAGTTCTTTCCGTTAGAATTCAATACAGGACTTGACTTTAAATCTATTGAGAAGGCAGCAGGAGCAAAAGTAATGGCCGATGTTGTTGCTTTAGGTTCTAGAGCAATCAGAAAAGGACGTGATTTCGTAGAAACATCTATGGGGCAAATCTCTAAAAAGGAAGTTGCCAGAGACAAAGACGAATATGACATGTTCAAAATTCGTGAACTAAGAGCTGCAGCTTTACAGTTCCCAAATAACGCATCCGTGAAGAATCAAATGATTGATATGATTTACGAAGATGCTCCTTTCTGCTTAGATGCAGTAAACGCACGTTTGGAATACGAAGCAAAACAGCTTGCTTCTACGGGAAAAATGGAAACATTATCCAATAACAACCTTGGCGTTAAATCTGTTAAGCTTAACTATGGGGTTAAAACTGTTTCTTCTGCAAAAGATTGGGCTAGTGATGCAACGGCTGATCCTATTGCTGAAATCGAAGCATGGCAAGAAGAAGCCGGGGATTTAGGATATAGATATTCTACAATGACCCTTGAAAGCAAATTGCTTAACAAGATCCTAAAGAATATCAATGTTAAAATGTTCGTTTTGGGCGTTCCAGTTTCCGAGTCAACTGTTTTGCCAAGCGTAACCCTTGAACAGGTAAATGCTGAGTTAAACTCTAAAGGATTACCAACTTTCAAAGTGTGGAATTCTGTTGTTCAAAAAGAAGACAAGACTGGAACCAGATCGGCTTTAACTGGATGGGAGCCTGGTAACGTAACATTCTCTATTTCTCCTATTCTTGGCGCAACTAAACACACTCTTTCTGATGAATTCACTATCAAAACAGGATTAGAAATGTCTAAAGCTGTGAGAGACGAATTCATCTTAATCAAGACATGGGGAACGGAAGACCCGCAGATTCTTTCAACCAAAGGAACTGCATTCGCTATTCCGGCATTGAACAACGTTAAGAAGACCTTAATCGTAAAAACTAAAAAATAATGACTGTCGGGGAGTACGTAAAAGAAAAAATGTCACAATGGTCGTTTGTCTACTCCGATCGGTTATTACAGGCTGAAATGCAAAAAGCTGGTATTAATCCGGATTCCGAGTACAACGAGAATACAAATACAGATAAGCTATTTTACAATATACTCCCCGACGTCCTATTTGCTCCAACCAGTGTAAGCGAAGGCGGTTATTCAGTAAGCTATGATAAAAATGGTATGCTGGCATATTATAAAATGATAGCCAGAAGACTTGGAAAACCGGACCAAACATCAACCCAAACAATTAAAGACATTACAAAGAAATGGCTATGATTCCACCACAGTACCCGTATACACTTGAAGTTTTCAATAAAGCTGAAAGTGTTTATGATGAAACTACCGGAGAATGGACAGTAGGTACAGAAGAGTGGAAAGACTGGGGGAAATGTAGAGATGAAGGTAATACGCAAAAGAAACAAACTGAGGACAGTGAATTTTATATACACACCTCAATTATTTATTTGCCACTGAGTTGTGCTGACATAAACAAAGGCTTGAAGGTTAGGGTAAAAGATGCTGATGGCTTGATAAAGGTGGAAGGGATGGTAGTAAACTTTAGAAGAGACTTTTTTAATTGTAGGATATGGCTTTAGTACCAAGACATAGAATGAGTGATATAGATAGAGTTTTCAAAGCTGCATCTGAAAATGTCACTAATTCTTTTTTACGGGTTCTTCGATATGTAGGAGAGCGAGCCGTTAATGAGGCTAGACTAAACGGTAATTACTTAGATCGTACTGCCAACCTTAGAAATTCTATTGGCTATGTAATAGTTGTTAATGGAAGAATACTGGATGTGAATTTTCAGAATACTGCTGCTCAAACGCAAACTTCCACAGAAGATGGGTTAAAAATAGGTAAAGACCTGGCTTTAGAATTAGCAAGCAGACAAAGTGAAATTGCTTTGATAGTTGTAGCAGGAATGAAGTACGCTCTTTACGTAGAATCTACCGGGAAAAATGTATTAACCAGTGCTGAGCAGATGGCAAATACACAAGTTCCTTTGTTATTAAGACAACTATTATAATGAAG